ATGACAGACGCACCTGAAAATGACGCGCTTTTCAACATCACCGGACATTACGTGCAGGAATTGAAGGCCGTTCTTCAAAGCGAGAGCATTGTCGAAGGCACCGACTACGAAAACAGCGCCTTTAACGAAAAACGACGGGCGGAAGGACTGCACCTGCTGCGCTTCCACAAGACCGGCACGGCAGCACAGGCGACGCAGATCTGGGAAAAACATATGACGGCCCGAGCGCATCGATAAGACGCCCCGAAGCCGATTCTCCGGCTGATGCCGACTTGAGCGCGCCGGTTCTCCGATCCTCGGTTCGGAGACGACGGCGTTGACACGTCCAGCTCAACATTTCCATGGAAGGAAAAATCATGACCAATGAAACAACGAAAAAGGTCCAGCCGGCCAAAGCGGCCGTGACTGACGCACCCTACGACGTCATCTATTTCGCCAAGAAACACCGCATTTCCAGCGAGGATGCCAGGGACATCATCGAAAAACACGGCGCCAATCGCAAAGAGGCGGACAAGGCCGGCCGGCGCATCAGCGCCTGAAGCTTGAATGGCCCGGCAGACGTTAAATGCATGTCGTCGTCCGCAAACCGCTGCAACGTTTGGATGACGTGTATTACAGCGCCGCGCGTCTTTCAGACGCGCAAAGGACGCTGTAACACTTTCAATCGACGCATCGTGCTTCCGAAAATCGATTCCGATTTTCGGGCCGATGCGCTAGCGACTGCCGGCTTTGCATCTGCCGGCGATGCCACGATGCAACATCGCCGGACGAATTAACCCTACTGGCTTACCTTAACATCAGCATCCGCTTGAATACATCCGCGCCTATGCCATCGTAGCGTCACGACAACACTTCTGGTTCCTGAAGCAGCTCGCCGGAACCGTAGGCCCGCCTTTCCCTGGAGAGGCCGGCTTGCCTTCATAGGCCCGGAGCTCGATCAAATGGAGGGTGCGCCATGAACAACGTCTTGGAATTTCGTCCAAAATGCCCGCATGTCGAAAGCCTGTCCGACTGCCGGGACGCGCTTGAACCGGCCGTGATGAAAATCGTCGGCGACGCCGTCGGCAGGGGATACACGGCCGCGGAAGCCGCCATGGTGATTGCCGATATCGCCGACGACTACATCCTGATGCTGTCGCGGCAACCTCGGCGTTGACACGCTTTGCGGGCGCGCAGCTGTGCCTTCTTGAGCCATCGCACTTGACGAAAACATGGCTTCGCCCGCTGCCAATAGCCGGGAGCAAAGTCTTTCCGTGAACTGCTTGGAGTGGACCGCGCAGCAACTGCAGGGGTAGCAGTGGTACAGGAGACGAGACCTGCCGCGCGATCCGCCGGCAAAACCCCTGATATTGCCGGAAGTTCCCGGCAGAGAAACGACGCCACGACCCCGGAAATTCCGCCGAGGATCATCGACAACCTGCCCGGGCACATTGCGACCATCACACCGACAAGCTCCCACCGGGCGAAAACCGACACGCACATTAGAACGCCAACGAAAAACCCCGCCGGAGCGGGCTTTCGGCAGTTCCAAGTGGAGCAAGCCGAACATTCGGCCCGCGTTTTAAACAAAATCGATCATTTCAATCCGGCAAAAGCACCTCTTTCGCGAGCGTTCACGGCGCTGCTCTGGTCCGCTCAATCTTTGAATCATTGCTGTAATGTGGCGTGTAATGATTACTTGCGACGTGCCCCTCCCCACCTAACGCCACCTTGGCTGGCGCGGCGGAGCATTGGCCTGGATTTCATGCAGCGGCGCCCGAGAGCCGAGAAGTTTCTTCAGCTTCTTCTCCTCGGCCGGGCCGATCCCGAATTTGCGGCAATGTTCGGCAACATCGTGCTCTCGCGGGCCGGGAATGCGAACTTGGCGATTGCTCATGCTCTTCATGACTGTTTCCTCCTGAGAGGTAAACCAGCATGCCGCCGTTTTGTTCGTTAGCGAATGCTAAATTTAAGGGGGTGATTGCTTCGGTTTGGGGCGAGCGAGAGAACGCCGGTCTGCGGTGCCCCGGTACTTGTAAGGAAGATCAAATGAGGGTTCTGCCTTCACTGATCGAAAAACCACCGAGGCGGTCTGCTTCGGTCCAATTGGTCATATCGGTTTGAAGAGCGCCTGTCTTCTCTCCAGGGATTACAGATCGAGCCCATCAATTGATCTTCAACCAATGCCGCAGCGCCGCCACCGCGCCATCGCTCGCATAGGCAATCATCCCGCCGATCGTCAGTCCCGCAAAGGCAATCAACCCCGATATCCCATAGCCGATGGTCTTCATCCGCTTCCACTCTTCAAGCGCCGGCCCGACCGCCTCCTGGTTCTTCTCGACGGTCTCCTTCAGGGATTTGATCTCCTCGCGGATCTGTACATCTGCGCCGCCGCTGATTGCCACCCTGGTATCGAGCTGGGCGATCTGCCTGGCCTGCTCGTCGAGCCGCTTGTGGATCACGGCGCGGCTGTCGTGGGCGTTGGCCTTTTCGTCGCTGACCTCGTTGCGCAGAAGCGCGACGTTTTCCTCGATGCCTGTCAGCCTGCCTTCGACGCGCCCGAGGGCGCGCAGGATATCGTCATTGGATGTCATCTCTATCGGTGCTCTGTTGTGGGGCGGAACATTTTCAGCCTGGGGATGTTGAATCTTCGGATTGCCGAAGAGGCTTTTGCATGCCGCAAGACAGCTCAATCGATCTGACGCGAGGCGCCCATGAGAATGTTATTGATGCTCATCATCGGGGTAATGGTCGCGTCGATCCTGAGTATCCCAGTGATCAAGCCGTTCGTTCAAGGGAGCGGCAAGAGCGAAACGCCGCCGCCGGTCATCCAGCAGCCGGAGCCGAAGTGACGAGGCGGAAGGCCTCACGCGCCAGCCGTGCCTAGGAATTGAATTTCAGCTTTTCAGATTGGGGAATGCCGCCCACGACGCGGTCGATCACGGCGCCATAGGGATGAACACCATCCGGCGTGACGCTCGGACGGACGATGGAGCCGACCGGCAGCACCGTGGAGCGTGGGATCGAGATGGTGATCGTATTGCCGGAGATGCTGGCGATCGAGGTGGTCGACAGGCGGGCAAGGCCATCCGGCCCGGCATAGGTGTTGATCTCCTGCTCGGGCCCGAAAATGCTGGCATCCGCCACCTCGATCGTCGTGTAAGTCGCAACCCCGTCGGTTCCCGACTGCACGGTGACCGTGGTGCTCGGCAGCTCCAGCATGCCGGGCCAGACGCCATCCCTTTCACCGGAGACCCAGGCCGCATAGGTATCGATCGCATCGTCGCAGCAGGCCGAGGTCTTCGCCAGGATATCGGCGCGCAGCCGCCATTTGCCCGAGGCATCCGTGCCGTCCGCCGGCCAGGTGTTGTTGGCCGAGAAGCTCTGGTAGGCGGCCCGGAGATAGAGATCGTTGGCGGTGATCGTGCCTGTCGCCGGCGATGTCGCCGATCCGGCAAAATTATAGGTGAAGCTGTTCGGCCCCGTGACTGTGATCACCACATTGCCGTTATACTCCGTCTGCGCCGCGCCGGAGATCGACACGGTCTGGCCGGTCGCAAGGCCGTTGATGCCCGAGGCAATCGTTGCCGTCACGACGGTGCCGACCGATGTCAGGGTGACCGCGCGGGTGGACACGGTGCGGCCGAGCGGCGGGAATGCGACGATTTTGACGCCGGGGTAACGCGCCCGAAGCCTGGTGATCAAGCTTCTGTAGTTGGTGTTGAAGAACTGCGTATAGGTCGCCGCCGTGTCGTTCTGCCCCATCTGGTTGGCGATAACGGTGAATGGCTTCTTGTTGTTGTTGAAGGCGGTGATCTCGTCGAGAATGGCCCAGCGCCGGGTCGCGATCGCAGCACCGGTGCCGGTGAGCTCGCGCACCGAACCGGCTCCCGGCATGCCGATCATCAGATGCGGAATGCGGCCGACGCCGCCGTCCCTATCGAGCCAGCGGCGAAACCAGCCGAGATTGCCGCGCGCATCGGCAGCCGCAGAAAACTGCTGGCGCGCTTCACCGATGCTATCCACAAGGCCGAGAACGATCGCCCGACCATCCCAATCACCCTTGGCGACCATGAAGTCAGGTCCGTAATATTGCGGCTGGGTAATGGTCGCGTAATTGCTATCGAGTGCGGCCGTGCTGTCGGCGAGGGGCGTGTCCTTGAAGGCGAGCAGCGTGGCGAGATCGCCCGCACCCCAGACGCGCTCGCCGCGATGCTTCTGGATGCGGTAGACCGGCCAGATCTTCTCGCCGACGGCGGTATGATAGAACAGCCAGATTTCGATTTCGCTTTCCGGGGCGACATCGGGAATGGTCAGCTCATCCGTCCAGGCGCCGTTCGTCTGGTCGGCGACCGTCACCGTGTTCAGGCCGGCGAAGGTGCATTGGTAGAAGACGCCGGCGACCCTGATGAACATCGCATCGGCGACCACGGAATTGCCGGGCGTGCCGATCGTGCCGGTGACCTGAGTTTCCTGCGGCGAGTTGCCGCCTTCCGTCGAAGCGAAGCCGGAGAGGTGAAAGCGGAAGGTCCTGGTCTTGTACTGCGGCGTGTTGACGACGATTTTGGTGCAGACATAGTTCGTGCCGGATGCGGCGGTGACGAGACTGCCTGATGGCATGCGGTTGCGGGTGGCGAAGAACATGTAGCGATCGGGGTCTCCGCCGGCCCCGCCTCCACCGCTCAGCATCGGATTCGCAAGGGCAAGCGAAATAGCGTTCATCATCGGCGTGTTCCGTATCTGTTGGTGAGGTCGTCGTAGAACTGAATAGTGCGTCCCTGGCGGGCGTTGGCGCGGTCGAGCGCCTGACGCTCGCGGGCGAGGATCGAAATCACCGGCTCGCCTTCGACAACAGGCGCATGCGCTTCCTGCCGGCGCAGATCATCGGGCAAAGGCGGCAGAGCGATGCCGGCCGCCGCCTGCCCCTTCGTCACCGCTGCCTTGTTCAGGCGCTCAGTGGCGGAGCAGCCACTGACGATCAGCAGCAGTGACAGCGCAAGCGCGGTTCTTTTCCGAAAGCTGAAGTTCATAGGATTGGATCTCGGTTTCGAGTGTGTCTCTGGCGGCCTGCTCGGCGGCCTCGGCCGCGGCAAGGCGCTTGCGGTGCTCTTCGCCGGCCGCCGTCGCCGCATTGCGCTGGCGCTCCATCTCGGCGGCTCTCGCATCGGCAGCAGCCTTCTCGGCAACAAGGACATAGCCGGCGCGCGCCTGCCTTGCCGCCGAGGGATAGCCGATCGAAACGGCATAGAGGTGATAGACCAGAAGGCCACCGGCGATGCCGGCGCCCATCTTGAGCGTGTCGAGGAGACCGAACATCAGATACCCTCGAGGCAGAACTGGCGCTCTTTCTGCCGGCGCCGGGTGAGGCCCGGAAAGACGATGCCAGCCGCACGGTTCCACTTCAAAAGCGCCTCGCAGCCCTCGGCCGTCCTGCCCTGGTTAATCAGCCTGACCGCGCTCGAACCGCAGGCCGCCTTGACGCCGACATTATAGGCGAATGAGGTCAGCGCCACGAAGCGGGCATCCGGCAGGGGCACGCGCACGCAGCTTTCGACGCCCCCGGCATAGGTCTGCAGCTCCAGCGCCAGGAGCGCCTTGCACTGCTCCACCGTCTTGCGGTCCCCCGGCTTCACGCCATTGGTGCTGCCATAGCAGATCGTCCACGGCTTCCCTTGCGTCGCCGGATCGGGATAGGCATTCTGGCGCAGCCCCTCGAACGATCCGACGAGCGCCACGGCCATGGCCGCGGCGGCACTACCCTTCTGCAGGCGGTTTGCCATTCAGGTCTCCTGAAATTTTCTGCTGGACGAAGATGCGGGCGACGATCGCCGCAACGGCGAGAAGGCCGGCGACCGCCGACATACCGAGCTGGATGTAGATGTTGCGGGATACCCAGGTGGCGGCGACGAAGTTGTAGACGGGCTCGATTATGATGAGGAGCAGCGCCAGCGCCATAAGGCGGACGCTCCAGGCGCGTTTCAGCACTGCGCGCCAGTTGTGGACGAGCATGGGGACTCCAGATTTTGGATGTGACGACGCACCCGTGTCGAAGGAGACGGGCGACGTGTTTTTGGATATTCAGTAAGGGGACACGTTCAACGAACGCTATCGAGTAGTCGGATAGATCCGATCACGAAGCCTAAATATCGGCTGCTCGATATATTTGTAGGACAGGGCCGCGAAAAGCAGCGTTATTGACGTGAAAACCAAGAACTCACCGGGACCATGCAATTCAGGCTTCACGCCGAAACTTGGCTCCAGCCAACGGGGTGTCACGAAGAAAAAGAACGTGTAGTTCACGACCTGATGATAGACATAGGCACCATAGCTACGCTTGCCTATGAACACTAGAACCGGGGTTTCCAGCACCTTCGCTGCGGTTGTCGCCCTGCCGAGAGCCAAGAAAAATATTAGCGATGAGGCGATCATATAAACCGGCACGTCGGCAAGCACTTTGCCAACAAAACTGGTCCGAAACGCGAATATACCTTCGCTCATCTCCGTCAATGACAGCAGGCAGAGTGCCGCGATGCCCACCGTCAGAATTACAGAGAAACCTCGCGACATCGCGGGCGTAATCCGGCCTGTCGAAATGATGATGGCGACCACTGCGCCGGCAGCCAGCGAATCCAAGTTTCCGAATGTGACAAGGACATTCGCTTGCCCAAGATCCGCATACCAGGCCAAAGCGCGCCAGCCGATCGCCAGGGCAAATGCTCCCAATAGCGCAAGCCTCCAAGCATTCGGCCGGAGAAAGATGACGATTGGCGCCCAGAAAACATAGAACTGCTCTTCAACCGCAAGCGACCACCAGGGGGCGGCTGGTCCATAAATTCCGATATCGCCTCGTAGCAATACATTTGAAAGATTCTGCACGAAGAAGACGTGATAAATCACATCCTCCCGCACGGCGTCATTCAGCCCTATGCAAATGACAAATGCGAGAGCCAGATAATAGATGGGTTGAATGCGGAAGAATCGGCGGCCATAGAAGCCCTTGAGAGGCTGTACGCCCTCAACCTCACGCCTTCGGCCGGTTAAGTCGACCAGTATTCTCGTGATCAAAAATCCGCTGATGACGAAGAATACTACGAGCCCGCCTCGCCCCCATTCGGCGACATTGTTAAGATAGGGAATTGGTGACCAATGAGCCATCAGCACCAAAAGTAACGATATTGCTCTAAGTCCATCTAAGCCGCGTATGCGACCGCGCGCCTGTATCTCTAACTCTCGATGTGCAGGAGCATCCAAGTCCAATCCCTCCGTCTCTCGGCGGAATAGCGCAATCCTGCCGCGATTGAAAGCGCTCCTAAACGTTACCCGCGTCAGAGTTTATTGCATGCGGTGCATCAAGATGGCCAGTTGAGGACGCTTGCTGCCCCTATGGCCTCCTCTGCATCTGCTGCCGCGTCGATCGCCTTCTTAATCCAAAGGCCGGCGCCGGTCGGATCGGGAAAGACGATGGCGGCGCGCCGTTCCACCTAAACAGCGCCTCGCAGCCCTCCGCGATGCGGGCGATGATCGGCGCAACGGCGAGAAGCCCTGTCGCCACCGACATGGCGAGCTGGATGTAGATCTTGCGGGACACCCAGGTGCGGCGACGAAGCTGTAGACGGGCTCGATGATGATGAGGAGCAGCGCCAGCGCCATCAGCCGCACCGACCAGGGACGCTTCAGCACCTCGGGTAAGTTATGGACGAGCATGGGGAGTCCGGATTATAGACGGGAGCGATCGGACCCGCTCAGGTCGGATCATTGTTTTCCTATTGTGGTGTTTGTCGCCAGTCGGATAAGGTGCGGAATGAGATCCGATCAGCAGAGAGTTGTGGGGCTGGACACCGTTAGGTCGATTGCAGCCCTTTCAGTCGTATTCGCTCATCTTCTCGGGCCGTCGTTGCCTGGGGTTGCGAAGTACATTTTCACCGGCCACCCTGCCGTGATCGCCTTTTTCGTGGTTTCCGGCTTCTGCATCCACTACCCGTATCGGTTCCGTAGTCTGCAGGTTGCGCCATTCCTCTCCGGCCGCTTAATCCGGATTGTACCACCTGCGGCCGCCGCTTTCATCCTGGCTCAAGCGATGGGCATGAGGGTCTACAATCCGATAGACGGCTACATTCTATGGTCCGTCGTCTGCGAAGCCGTCTACTACTGCCTGTACCCACTGATCCTACCGATATCGCGCCGGATCGGATGGCCGGTTCTTATCGCCGTTTCGGTCCTTGCCTCCTATGGCGTAGCAATTGGCCTCGGCTCGGACCAATATGGGAACGCTATGAAATACGGGCCGCAACTCAATTGGGTCGTCGGACTACCCGCCTGGCTTCTTGGCTGCTATCTCGCTGAAAACCTCGACCGCCTGAAACTTCCAGGCAATGTTTGGGGCTGGCGTATCGTGACTGCCGTAAGTGCTTCCACACTTTATTGGGCGACGATGAACACTGCCGCTGGCTTTTACCTGACTATGGTGCCCTTCGCGGTGCTGGCGGGATGCTGGATACTGGCAGAGATCAGGAGCGCGACTGATCGAGGCCCTGTCAAGGCCCTGGAAAAGATCGGCGCCGCCTGCTTTTCGATCTACCTTATCCACGTCATCGCGGCGGCGGCTGTTGAACAGTTTGTGACACCGCCGATTGTCGTTTGCGCCCTATCACTGGCGCTCGTCTACCCGTTCTATCGATGGATCGAGAAGCCGTTCCATGCCGCCGCGCGCCGTGCCAAAGAGACAATGGAGCAGTTAACGACCAGACGTCGCTTGGAAGAGAGCGATCGGATCGCGATAGGCGACGGTGCGTAGCCCCTCAAAGGTGCTGAGGACCCCGATGCCTGCGGCAACGATCGCGCCTGGTCGCCGGGAGCACCGTGAGCTCCGCGAGGCAGCACTGCCCCAACACTACGGACGTGCAATCATATGTGTTACATACGGTATTTAACGACTTTCGCTGGCGAGCCAACGGCGATTGCATAGTCGGGAATATCGGTCGTAACGACTGAGTTTGCTCCGATCACGGCTCCCGCTCCTATCGTAACGTTCATCAATATTTTGGCACCCGCGCCAATCCAGACATCATCGCCAATTTCGACAAAGCCGATTTCAGCCTTCTGAAGCCTGATTGGTACGTCTCGTCTCATGCCGTGGCTGTGATCGATGATCTGGACATCTGAGCCGATAAGCACATCGTTGCCTATCGAAATGCGGTTCTTGGCCGTGATGACATTGCGTCGACCGATCACCGTATTGTTGCCGATGAAGACCTTCGGCTCCGGCATTGTCAGTTGAAAGAACGCTTCGTCTTGGATTGTAACACCAGACCCGACTTTGAGAACCGCATGTTTCACCATGCGGAACTCTGCGCTGCGCTTTACCACGAGATCGTTGCCGGCCGCTGTGAAGTAGCGAAACCGCTTATAGGCGGTAGTGATCCGCTGGATTAGTCCGCCTCTGTTTCGATATGATGCCTTGTCGATCTTCATGCGGGAGCTCTACTACGAAATCCTCCCGCATGGGAAGTGGAAGCCATCGGTACATACCCATAGGCTGCCTGTAGACCCATCCGACATAGACCTCAGTTAAAGCGACCGCGCGTGTCGAAGTATCCCTGCGTCGAAATGGTGTAAGAAGTCAATGACGTGGAAGAGGCAACGTTGTAGATTTGACCGGCAGAATTGGTCCGAATATCCATCTGTCGTGAGAATGCCTGCGACACAGCGGTATTGACGAAGTTCTGGCCAAACCCGGTTGACGCAGAGGGTAAGCTCGTCCCCAATGCTGGATCCCAATGGTTGATATTCGCGATCGCTCCGCCAGTGTTGACTATTTGAGCCACAATGCGAGCCATTACCGGGAAGGCTGGGGGCACTTTCAACGTTCTCAAGGCGGCGGCTGTGGCAATCGTGCTTACGTCAGTCGTCGGCACCTTGTATGCGAAGAAATCCCCATCTTGGACGAAACTCACCCATGCCCCAGATACCCTCAGGAGAGCTCCAATACGGCGCTTTCTGTCATAACTTCCAGGCATAGTGGGGGAGGTCGCGCTTGCGGAAAGAAGCGAGTCGACAACGCCTGTGTCCGATCGAGCGATGATATAAGGGTAGTACCATCCATCCGCGATTGCCCCGGTATCAAGCCAGCCATTGCCGGAGCCCACGGCCCACGCGACGTTTCCGGCCTTGATCAACATACTTGCAAGGCTCATGAGAGCTGGGTTTGCACCATCGCTTGCTGCCACACCGGCTGCGATATCGATCGAGTTTGTTGGATCGCCGGCATTGTTGGAAAGAGTCAGCCCGTAGATATGTCCAGCCGGCGCGGATGCCGCTACCGTCTTGAGCGTTGTCGCTATCCTGTCAGTGAAGAACGCCGTACCACTGCAGATGATGAATGCCGAACAGCCGTTCGGAATGACGAGCTTAGCCGCACCGTCGATCGTCTCTGCCTCGCTGGGGTCAATCGTCACGGCGGCGCCGTCGGCGATCACCATATAATGCCAGTTGACACCGAGTGTTGCGGCTGCTGTCAAGGTGACGGTAGCGACTGCAGTAAAGCGATGTACTGCGGCATCATCGGATCCTACAGCTGTGTAATCCCCTGACTTCGAGGCGAAGACCATGGCGTGATCGAACGCGACATCAACGCCGTTCTGCGTGAAGCCGAGCAGCCCGCCACTCTTGAGATAAAGGCCGGTCTGAGGAACTGGGGCAAACCCGATACCGGGCGCAGACACGGTCCCGCTTGCAGCCTTCAGCGGTGCCACCATCGGCGCCGAGCCGTCGCGCGGCAGCGAATTGGTGATTTCGTTGCCGAGGTCGGTGGTCAGAGCGTTCCACGGCGCCGGGTCGATGACCTGGCCGACGGAAGGTGTCGTGCCGGCGGGTTTGGAATAGACGCCGGTTGATGGGTTTCTGGGCATTCATCGTCTCCAAAGAAAAAAGGCCCCGCGGATTGCGAGGCCATTGGGGTGGTGTGGCGACGGCGCGTGCATGGGCGGCCGTATTTTGCACCGGTTGAGCACCCGGAGATCGACAGCCTGGATCGGCCACCTCAAGATCGCGGATATGGTAATGCACCCGTCTCTTCTAAGGCAGGTATTTGAATTTGCCCTTGTTGAGATCGGGCAACGGGGGAAGGCCGGACCCGAGAGAGCCGCCCGGTTTTCGGCTGTCCTGACCTACGTGGGACTACCGTCTCTTGAACAAGAGGTCGACTCCATAGACATCGGTGCGGGTGCCTGTCACGCCACTGTTGCGACCCTCAAACCGAGCGGCCAGATCAAAGCCCATTTCATCAGCTATTCCCGTTAACGACGCTTCTGAAATGGTCTGGTGGGGGTAACGTATCTCAACGTTGTCGAATCCTTCAGGAACAGGACCAGCACCATTGTCGAAGAGCCGGGACGACTGGACGGTGAAGAGCTTCCTGTTCGAGAAGGAGTTCCTCGCCAAATAAGCATATCGAGTTGTCCTGCTCAAAGCCTCACGCCACAAAGTCTCTGGATCAGCAAGATATTGAAGCGTCCCGCTGCTGTAGAATACATCAAACGCAGCCGGCAATCGGTCAGAGTACACTATCCCCGGCCTTAAGACCTGCGCGGCATCCGCCATGGATTTCGTCTCTACGACTGTGAATGACCAGGCTGGGAACTGCTTTCGCAAGACGGCGCACATCTCACCAGCGGATCCGCCGAAATCAACGAACCGGCCGGACGGGATATCCATGATCGGCAAGAGATCCGCGGGAGGTTGAACATATGACTCTTCCTGACCAACGATCTGCCGCGACCGTTCTATCCGGAATGCCGTGAGATGCTTATCCCCATACGCCGGAGCTGCCGCCGCTGCTTTGCTCCATGATTTGTACAATCTCTCACGCGTCCGCCAGTGATTTACGGCTGCAACTGCGGAACCAGGTAGAACCTTTTTGACGAGACGTTTGAGCATAAAAGCCTGCGTTTCAATTGTTGGTAAGTGCTAGTCGAGGATGAATTGACCCCTATAACACAAACGACCGGCCCGCTACCCATAGTTTCAGAGCAGCGCTCCCTCAATTTACAGTACCTACCGGTCTCCTATTTCCGGGGAGCACAGAGGCTTGTTTATTCCGGTGCGACCATCGGCGCCGAGCCGTCGCGCGGCAGCGAGTTGGTGATTTCATTGCCGAGGTCGGTGGTCAGCGCGTTCCACGGCACGGGGTCGATGACCTGGCCGACGGAGGGTGTCGTTACGGCGGGCTTGGAATAGACGCCGGTGGATGGGTTTCTGGGCATTGAGCTTCTCCGGAAGAACGACTGCTGGCGTATTACGCTACCGTTTTGGTTGTTGCTGCCCTTGAGCAGCTTGCTGCGAAAGAAGGGCTTGAGCAAGCGCAGCGACCCGCGGGCTAGTTAGACGCGTGGGCTGGATCAGTTGGTTCTGGAGGTAAGCGCGAACCGGGGGAGATAAAAGAATTCTTCCGGCCGCATAGGGGACAGCGCCGCCGGCTATGGCGCCGAGCATTGCTCCATGACCGCCAGCCAACTTATGGCCAGCGCCGGCGCTAACAAGAGCCGGAATGCCTTTTTGGATAAAACTGCGCACCGGTGAGCCACCGGAACTGGAAAGCGGTTTGAGGACCTCTTTCCCTGCCTTTACCAGGGCGGTGAAATCCCCATCCTCTTGGGCGAATGCGCGAGGGCTCTGCGGCCTCATGGCGCTCTGCAGGTGCGATGGAGAGATGATGCCTTTCGGAGCATCCTCGCCCGCAGCGGCGACGGCCTTTTCCAGATCTAGAAAATTGCGGTACTGACGCTTTGCCTCCTGCCAGGCGTTCAGGCTATTCGGGTCTTGCGTCGCGATCGATCGTTCCATGGCATCATCCATGGCGTTACGGATAGCGGACAACGCTTCCGAAATTTCACGATTGTGCCAGTTTTTTGCTTGCTCTTCTTCAAGTCGAGAGCGGGTCGCCTTGTAGGTTTCACCTCGCTGGCCTCCGTTCACCAGGCGTGCAATATCGATTATTGAATCCTCGACAACCGGCGCGCGCGCGCCTTCCCCCACACGACTATTGTAGTCGCGCCTGGCAGTCGCGATGTCGTTTGCCAATTGCGGATCAGGGATCAGGCTGTTATTGGCGGCTAGCGCATCCAAGTCATCGCCGATGCGTGTTAATGCCTGATGCATCACCTCAGGCGTGGCGCGGTCTGCACTGATGCCTGCACGAGAAACTGCCGCGCGCGTGTGTTGGTCGCCTTGCATTTCGCTGAATTTCTTCGCCGCTGCTCCACCAAGGTCGCTTTCGGCGTTGCGTAAGATCGTGCTGCCAGACGCCTGCCCTCCCGTCAGCTCAATCCCCTCGTTTCTCAGCGCCTGATTCATCAGCTGCCGTTCGGCGGAAACCGGCAGCGGTGTAATTAGACGTTCTCCAGCTGGAACAATACCGGAGCCGAGAAGCGCGCCGACGAGGCGAGCATATGGCTCCAGTTTCGTGCCTTCCGTTGCTTGGCCGGCGGCCTCGCTGGCAAGCCCTGGGACGGCGCCATATTTGACGACATTCGTCAGCAGATTGCCACCGCCAAGAACAGCGCTCGGGACGAATTCACCAACAGTTTCGGCATATTTGCCGGGAGTCGTCTGCGGTGCATAAAGATTTTCGTCCATCACATCGCGAACAGCATCCTGGCCACTATAGATGGCGTTATCCATCTTCGCACCCCAACTCTCGTCCTTGGCCTTCTGGACTTTGGCCCGCCACTCGTCGCTCATTGGTGGAAGGCCAAAGATAGAGCGCACGAACTCATCGCCTTGATTGACGACATATTCCGCACCCCGATCACCAAGCCGTTTGATGGTCGCAGGCAGCATGCCGAGCTCAACCGAGCCGCGGACGAGACCAGATGCGCCGGAAGCAGCTACATCATCAATGGTCGAAGGTTGAGGCTGCTGGGGCGCGGCCCCGAGGCGAGGCATTTTCTTCAACGCCGGGGCTTCTTTAAAATTTGACACAAGAACTCCTGTAGATTTCGGAATCGATGAAAAGGTTTCCGGACAGCCGCTTGTTGACGTCTACCTCAACAGCGGACGGGCCAGTTGAGCGGAAGCGACTCAGGGTGCGCCGGCCTCAGAGGTTACTCAATTCTGGACAGCCAAAGTCCAGGCGCTAGTCATGGACCATTGCGCTTGCCGCCGAACAGCGACGACAAGAAACCGGGAGACTGTGCCGCCGGAGGTGAAGGCGCGCCCATCGGCGCGGCGGGACTGTCGGCAGCCCCTGCCCGCCCCTCCTCATTCTGCTGCCTGATCTCCAACCCACCCATCAGCGCCTGCGCCAGCCGCGCAGCGCCCTGCCATGGCGATTGCACCGGGCTGGTATCCATGCCCTGCTGCAGCATCGCATAGGCCAGTCGCTTACGCTGGTCGTCAATGTCACCCTGTGTCTTGCCGGTATCGCCGCCGAAGATATACGCCATCAGTCCACCGCCCTTCCGTAGTCGACGCGGTCGAAACCGTCTGCGTGTTCGAACACCGCGTCCGGATGCATCGTGCGCACATCGTCGGACATCAGGCCGATCTGCATCGGGCCGCCGTCCTTGTAGCGGAAGGAGTAGACCGGCAGGCCGTTGTCGAGCGTGCCGACGCGTTTGATGTCTTCCTTCAGCCGCCGGTCGGACTTCGCCCAGCCGCCGAGCAGCGAGCCGCCGAGTCCGAACAAACCGCCCATGGCGGCGTTCGACTGGGCGAGCTGCTGATTGTAGAGGCCCATCTTTTGGTTGAAGTTCTCATTGATCAGCCCAGCCTGATCCACAGTCGGCAGTTGCGTCGTCGGCGTGTTGACGTAGCTCGGCTGGTGGACCTGCGAGCCCGACATCAGCGCCGAAATCTCGTTCAGCGGCTGGTTTCGCTCGGTCAGGATCGAGTTCTGGGCATTCGAATACATGTCGCCGAGATACTGGTCGGATGCGGCCTGCTTACGCGTGGAGAAATCGCGCATGGCGTTGTCATAGGCGGCCGAGCCCATCGAGATGCCCTTGTCGGCAAGGCTCTGACTAAGGCTTGCCTGATCGCGGTCCCACTGGTTGTTGAAGCCGGACTGCCAGTGATCGTTGACATATTTGTCGACATTGCCGGCACTGAGATCGACATTGGTGCCGAGAATGCCCGAAATCTTGCCGGTCTGGTCGTTGGCGAGCCTGGCAAGGCCGAGCTGCGTCTGCTGCGTCTGGTCGTAGATCGCCTGGTTCTCGGGCGAATAGGTCTGGTAGGCGGAATAGGTCGGCAGCTGATAGGTCTTGCCGTTCTGGTCTTTCATCGTCTGGTAGCCGCTGACCTTGTATTCCAGCGAGCCGTCCGGCGTGTACTGGTTGGTGTGGCTCAGCCCCGCATTGGCGATGGCGGTGTCGACGTTGGTGGCCGTCTGTGCCGCTGCGGTCTGTGTCGGATCAGGCGCCTTTGGGGCCTTCGGCGTGGAGACCATAGGGAAAATCCTCTTTCATGATTGCGTAAAGCAGCGCGTCGCAGTCGCCGAAATAGGCTTGCTGGCGGCCTTCCAGGCGGGCGCCGAGCCGGGCGAGAACCGTCTGGGCCTCGGCGTTGTCGGTGCGGGTCCTTGCGGTTGCGCGGCGGCAGCCGAGCTGGTGCACGACATAGCGGAAGACCGATCGCATCAGCTTCAGCGTCAGCCGGTCGGCGGCCAGCGAAACTTCGACGTCATGCTCGGTCCAGACGTTGAAGACGAAGCCGGCGATGATCCGGCCGCGGTCGATATGGGCGAGCGTGGTGTAAGGCGGGTGGAAGCTCACGCCGATCCTGTTGCCGACCCAGGCCGCGATCTCCTCGCGCGGTTCGGAGACGATCAAATCGGCGCACCCTTTTCGTAAAGCACGGAGCCGCCGACCACCGCCGCTTCCGAGACGGAGCCGGACGAGCCCGAGATCAGCGCCCGGATCGTCGGCGCCAAGGCCGAACCGGCGCCGCCGGCAGAGGCGAATTTGCGGACAAGCGAAATGCCCGGGAATTTCGCGACACCCCAGACCGCCGTTCCCCATTTCGCCGCCGTATTGTTCTCGATCGACGACAGCAGTGCTGTCGGCACCTTGGTCTGGTAGTCGACCGAGATGCCGGCATACATCAGCGAGGAAACCCCGATCTGCGCCGTCACCCCGATCAGCTTCGAGAGTTTGGTCGAGAGGCCGTCGCCATAGCGGCTCCATGCGCCGACCATCAGCGCATCGATCGCCACGCCATTGTCGTTGGCGCCGACCTCGGCCTCATAAACGGTGCCGTCGCCCGCGCCGAAGAACAGCCGGTCCTGCCATGTCGCCCAGCAGGAGGCGGGCATGCCGACGAAGCGGCACCAGGCCCCGGTTTCGGTGTTCATCACATATTGATAGGGGCCGAAGGAGGATGGCAGGTTGACGATCACCATCTGCCGCGCCGGGAAGCTCGAAAGCTGCCATTCCTCAGAGGTCGTGCCGGTCGCCGCAACGGTCTCGCGCCAGGTCGGGCCGATCTTGGCGGTGATCGCCCCGAGGCTGGTGGCGCCGCGGTCGAGCTGCACGGCCTTGGTGATCGGCACGATGCCGTCGGTCGTCATGATCGCCAGATCAGCGCCGACCGACAGCAGGCATCGATCGGTACCGAGCGGCCGGCCGAGCTTGAAGGTGCCGATCAGGCCCCAATTGGCAGCACTCGAAGGATCGGAGCCCTGGAAGACGATCACCTCGCCTTCCGAGGAGATCAGCACCAGGCACTGCTGCAGGCCGGTCGAAACCGGAATGGTCCAGACGTTGATCGCAATCAGCGTGCCGCCATATTTCATGTTGCCGCCGACCGGCAGCACCGTCGCCGTGCCGCTGACGGCGTCGGTGGCGAGATACCAGACATTGGTCGAATTCTTCTCGATGAACCACAGGCGCGAGCGATAGGCGGTGACGGCGATCAGTAGCGAGGCATCAGGAATCCCCGTGATCATCGTCGAGGGAACGTAAGGGGTCGCGACCGTGCCCGTCTCAAGCTGCGCATTGGTCACCGTTCCCGAGACGGTGACGACAAGCGTGCCGGCCGCCGGCGTGAAGGTCAGCGACACCCGGTTGTTGACGCCCGTTCCGTTCAGCGTGCCGGTGAAGGCGCCGGAAAGCGTGACGGAGCCGGTGCCGAAGAAGCTCAGCGTATAGGGCGTGTTCCGGACGGCGACGTTCTGGGTGGCGAGCGTTGCCGTGCCGACCAGAAAATTATTCGTCCAGGCTGTGCCGTTGAAGAGCAGCGGCGTGTCGAGGCCGTTGACGAGGCGCAGGAACTCCTGGCCGGCCGGGTTGGTATATTGCTGCACCGACCAATGGGCGCTTGCCATGCCGGAGACGACGGGTGCACCGACAGCGCCGCCCGCCGTCACGTCGAAGATCTTGTCGCCGGCGGCGGCAAACAGCCTGTTGCCGACGCCCGAATAGGGAATGACCGTCCGCACGTCGGCGCCAAGGCCGGTCGCGAAACCCAGGAAGCCGTAACGGGCGCGCACCCGGTTGGCCTCGGGAAAGAAGTTGTCGAGCTGAAACGCCGCATCGGCAGGCATATCGGCCATCTCGACATCGGTTCGCCAGCCGCCGATCGGCGCGATCCAGTCTTTGCCGGGCGAAACGCGGCGGGTTCGCCCGTTTTGAGGGACAGGTCTGCGGGTCATGGGTTCAAAACCGTGATCGTGCCGGGCCAGTAATTTTCAGGGGTCTGTCCCCTCACCGGCAGCGAGAGGTCGACAGCGCTTGCGGCGCGATCGGCGCCGATCGCCGCTTCCTTGGATCGCTCGAAACTGGCGATCTCCTCGCCATAGTCGAGGCCCTTGGCCCGCTTCCAGCGCCAGATCAGCGAGAGTTCGAGAAGGTCTTCGGGAAAACGGGCGGTATCGGTGTCACCAGCCCAATTGGCGGCATAGGTCGCCTCGCCATTCACCGCCACCCAGAAGCCGGAGATATACTCATAAGCCATCGTCTCGCCGGCAGCGTTCGGATGGATATCGAGCTTGCCGCCGGCCATGCGCCAGATCTGCGGCACCGGGTTCGAATTGATGATGGTGTTGCGCTGCCAGGTCTGCGGCTCCACAGGGCCATTGAGCTGCCAGAGGCGCGAGGCATTCCAGATCTTCGAATTGGCGGCGAAGCGGTCCCAGTCGGCCGGCGGCTCGGCCGGCTCCGGGTTGGCGCCCGTCGTTGCGAATTGCCGCTGCACCATCAGCGTCGACCAGTCATGCTCGCGCATCAGGTCGCGGCCGGCGCGGGTGGAGAGGATGCGCAGTTGCATGATCTGCGGATCCGCCGAGGACATGACGGCCGTCGGCGGATCGAGGTCGATTTCCGCACAGACGTTCTGAATGATGGTCAAGAGCGACATGCGGAAGATCTCCGGTTCAGAGCAGTTGCTGTGGGCGTGGCGGGTGAGTGAATCTGCCTGAGGGTTGTGCCGCGTGGCCCCCTCATCCGCCTGCCGGCACCTTCTCCCCGCTGGGGCGAAGGGGTTATGCCGCGAGGTCTCGATTCCCTCTTCTCCCCAGCGGGGAGAAGGTGCCCGTAGGGCGGATGAGGGGGCGGCTTGTGTCAACGCTTCATCGGGCCGCTTGTCGGCTGCGACCCTTGACGTTCGTTTTCGATCGCCTCGAAGCGCAGGGCCATCTCCTTCATCTGCTCCTGCAGACGCGTTACCTCGTCCTTCAGCCGCTCGTTTTCGGCGGCAAAGGCGGAGGCAGCACTCGAGTTCTCGGCGGTTGCCAGATAGGCGCGGGCGGCGGCGACAAGCTCGTTCGCACCCATGCCGATCTTCTGCTTGACGGTATCGGAGAGGGCTGCGAGCTGTTCGACGGTGTAGATATTGACCGCCTCCAGCTCCTTGATCTGGCTGGGCTTCAGATAGGGCCATTGCGCCAGCGGCGTGCCGGTCAATTGCTCGCGGGCGGCCGCCCCTTCCTTGAAACGCTTATAGGCATCGGAAAAGCGCTGTTTGTCGTTCTCGGTCACCTCGCGATAAACTTCGGTGTGTTTGTCGCCCGAGATGAAGATGCGGACGAATTCCTTGTCGGCGAAGATCGGCCGGCCCTCTCTCTCCGTCAGAAAGGTCTGCTCGACCGGTTCGAGGCTGAAGGAGGCATAAATTCCGGTGCTGCTGTCGGGCATGGTGCGTGTCTCGCTGTTGATGGCGGGGGAATGAGGAACGGGCGCCGCAGCGCCCGTTGGTTGACGTGGCTTAGTTCACCTTCGACAGGAACGGACGCATCAGCGTCGCCTCGAGCACACCCGTCGCGGTGATGGTGATGCCGGTGCCGTTGGCGGTGGCATTGGCCGAGAGGGTGATGCTCTGGATGACGCCGTTCGGGTTGTAGGTGATGCCCGAGATCGTCGTGCCACCCGGGATACCCGTGCCCGATACAGCCGCCCCGATGAACGGGCCGGAACCGGCACTGAGGCCGGAAAGGCTCGTCAGCAAGTTGGAGCCGTTGACGGTGGTTGCCGTGAACGTCTGGTTGGCCGCCGCAAAGTTGACGTTGGCGATGGCCTTGGTGGTTGCCGTCGCCGATGCCGGGGCGCTCGCCTGGCCTGCCGTGGTGGTGGTTTCGGCAACGACGAGGGCCGCCGTTGCGGTTGCGACCAGAGACGGCGCCTGACCATTGCGCTGCAGCCAGATGTAATAGGTGCCGGGTGCAAGCGTGATGGCACCGAGCGGGCCGCCGGTCAGCGTCGGCGGCTGGGCGGCACCCGAGAAGACGCCGCAGCGCTGGCCGACAACGGCAGCGGCCGTGGTCAGCAGCGAGGCGATGTAATCCCTGGTCCACTGGAACCACTGGCCGGGCTGAAGGGTGGTCTGCGAGGCCAGCACGAGCTGGCAATAGACCCATTCGGATTCGCGGTCTCCGCCGGCGACAGCGCCGAGGGAGAAGTTCGGGCCCGGAATACCGGAGCCGGAAACGATCGGGCCTTCGACGACGAACGGGTTCGCGCCAAGACGATCGGACTGGATTGTTGCGACCGACATTTGCTTTTCCTTTCGTTGACGATCAGGCGAACAACACGCCCTGCAGGAAGGCGTTGTTCATGGTGAGGTTGCCGGCGAAGCCCATGAGCTGCACGAAGGCGTCCTGGTTGGTGTTCATGCGCTCGTCGCCGATCGGAGCCATGTCGCGGTCGCGGTGCGGGCGGTAGAACAGGTACTTGGTGTTCAGGAAGAACATCTGGTTGAGAGGCGCACCGCCGCCGAAGCCGCCATCGAAGATCACGTCGGCGCCCATGTACTGCAGCGACTGGAAGCCGGCCATGCCCTTGTCCGCCGAGGTGATGCGCTGGATTGCCTGCAGCGATTCCCAGTAGAGGCGGAAGAAGTTGTTGTCGGCGACAACAAGATCAGGCGCGTCGGAGCCGCGAACGCAGGACATGTAGAGCCGGTTCATGTAGCTCTGGATGTTGGCGTTCGAGGCGGCGGCACCGCCATCGGCCGAGGCCGAGAACTTCTGGTTCCGCCAGAAACCCCAGGTGGCGCGCGAAATGCCGCCGACAGTGCCCGAGGTCGGAGAGGTCGAGATCAGCAACTGCAGGCCGCCGATCTGACGCCCGCCATCGGCCGTGCCATCGGAATAGCAGTCAAGCGCGATGTTGTTCTTCAGCGTCGTTTCGGCGTTCTCGATGCGCTGCTCGAGCAGATCGAGGATCGCATCCTCGCCTGAGTTCTGCAGCTGTTCTAGGCCGGACATGGAGACGGCGACCGCGGCCTGCTTGAGATCGTATTCGGCAGCGGTGATGACGTCGGAGGGCTGGACGTTGAGGATATCGTAGCCGGAATAGCGCTTGAAGGTGCTGTTTTCCTGGTACTGCAGTTCCTGCACGATGGTGCGGCCGCCGGAGATGGGCTTCTTGCGGCCACGGCTGTTCAGACGGGTGAGAAGACCGTTGTTCTTCGTCACGTCGTCGGCGACCGTGCCGCTGCGGTTGCGCAGCGTCGTGGTCACGATTTCAGAAAGGTTGGGCGAGATGGGCATTGATCATTCCTTTGATCAGACTTGACCGCGCGAAAAACGCATGGCGTCGCGCAGGGAGTCCCGGATGGAAGTGGGCTGGCCTCTTGCCGCATCGCGGGTCGGGCCCGGCGCGGAAGATCCAGAGATGGATCGCGAGGCGCGGCGGGCTTGATCTGCCGCTGCTGCCCTCTGGGCTTGCTGTTGGTGGACGGGCGCCTGTGCAGTCTGGCTGATCAACTGCCGGCGAATGTCCGGGCGCATCCAGCATGCGGCGTCGTAGGCGTCCTGAAGCGATGATGCCCGCCCTGCATTGATAAGGGCGATCATGTCATCAAGTACGTCATCGGCGTGCGCGTTTGCCGGGTCGGAAAGGAAGGCATCGACTTGAGTTTCGGTGTCCCTTTTCCGCAAAACATGTTCAACCGTCGCCTCGACGTTGACGTGTCGAGACTGCGGTCCTCCTTGCTGTGGTCAGGCCTGCTGCGAACTCCGCTGCAGGACCTGTTCCATCTGGCCATTGACCAGGGCATGAAGATTGACGCCTGCCATCCTGGCGACGTGAACAACGGTGTTGACGGGATCGTGGATCAGCGCCTTTTCCCAGTCGATTGCCCGGCGCATGACATCGGCATGGGTCATGCCGGCCTGGCGGATGAGCGGCGTGAATTCCTCGAGCCCTTTGTAATCCTGCAGGACGCGGAAGCCGTTATCGACCTCCTGCTCCCGCTTGGTAATCGCCGCCTGCACTTCCCCGGGAAGGCTTGCGAATTGCGCCTTGGCTTCCGCCGACCAGCCGGGCGGAACCCGGCTGCCGATGCTTGCGGGCTGTTCCCGGGTCTGCATCTGGGTCTGTGCTTGGGGCGCCTGCTGAGCGGCGTTTGCCGCGGGCGCCTGCCCTGCCCTCGCCGCTGTGGCGGCCTGCTCCTGCCCCTTGGCCAGGAAGCGGCCATTTTCCCCGTCGCGCGGCTGGCCGGCGATATCGGCCGGTCCATTTCCTTCGACGGTGTCGATCGCCGCCTTCAGGCTGTCGCGGATGCTGACTGGCCTGTCATTCAGGGGCTTCTCGTCGAACGCGCCAAAATCTTCGCTGCCGTTGCCGGCCTCGTTCAGGTCTTCCATGTCCATGTCGGAAACTTCCTTTGTCGGGGATTGATGCCCGTAAATACAAAAGGTTAGAGTGGTTGGTTCTAGGCGTTGTATTCGGCGTAAACCCGCCGCAGCTCCTTGCGGATTTCGTTGCGATCCGCTTTCGGCGTCGCCATCGGCTGCGGCTTTTCGTTGCCGATCTCGACCACGCCGGCCGCCCGGTAGGCGGAGCGCAGCTTGGCCTTCGAGGTGTAATGCCTGCCGTCATGCATCGACTGGATATCGATGCTGTCGCTGACGAAATGCGGCGCCGGCAGATCGGACTGTGCGGGGTTCTGCACCGGCATGCAGTTGTGCGGCCATTTGTCGAGCTGGTGCCAGCCGCCGCAGACGCGGCAATAACGTTCTCTCATGCTTCAACCCCAATCATTGATAGGCGGGCTGTTGCGCCTGGAACTGCTGCAAGGCCTGCGCCGCTGCCTCGCCGCGCGCCTGTTCCACCACCGCGCGATGCTCGATCTCGGCCTGGGCGACGCCAAGCTCGGCTTTCCGCTGTTCCGCACCCGCCTTCACTTCAGCCGTTTTCAGCTTGATCATCTGCTCGGCCGGGGGCTCCGGCGGCGGTTTTGGTCCGGTGGCCGCCTCGGAGAGCTGGGCGCCGACCTGCTCCAGCGTGCTTTCGAGCTGGCGGCCGGCCCTGAAGCCGCGGGCGGCAAAGAGCAGCGTCTCGACCATCACGGGCACCAGCATCGGGTTCTGCTGCGCCATGGCGCCGGCCTGCTGCAGGAAGCCGCCGATCATCTGCACGAATTCCATGCGGCGCTGCTTTTCGGCGTCTTCGTCGGGCTCGATCGTCGAATCCGTTTCGATATCGATCTGAAAACCGCGAATGCTGTCGTTGCGCAGGAGCTGCACGACCTCGTCGATCGTCGGCTGCTGCATCATCTGCTCAAGCTGTGGCGGCATTTGCGGCGGCGGCGGTGCGGGTTGACCCATCTGCTCGGCACGCGCCGCGGTCTGCCGGGCTGCCATCTGCATCTGTTGCATCTGCATTTGAACCTGCTGCTTCTCGGCCATGGTCGGCAGTTTGATGCCGCTCACCAGCATCAGCGTTTCCGGCTGGAACTGGTCGCAGATGATTTCGCCGGCAAGGCGGATGATATCGCGGGCGAAGCGGGCAAGCTCGGACTGGCGGTCGCGGATGCGGATCGAGCCCCACTGGCTCTTGATGCGCTGCGCCGTCGCCGTCTCCGACGCCTGGGTATCGCCGCGGACGATGTCGGAGATGCCGGTGATCTGGTAGACGTCCTCGATCAGCTGCTTGCGGGCCTGGATGCAGGCGATGATGACCTTCTGCACCTCGTCGATCGGCAGCGTTACGATGGCTTTCGAGCCGCCCTTGTCGGTGAAGGCCGCCCATTCCGGGATCGGCACCATGACGGTATCGTTTTCCGGCCGCATCGCCTTCTCGATCGCCGGCGAGATCGCGCCGTCGCCGGAGGGATAGAACACTTTCAGCCGCAGCTGATCGGTCAGCTTGTTGACGCGCTTCGTCGGAAGATCGATCTCGTCGCATTGCTGCTGATAATAGACATAGTCGGGAACCGGGATCAGCGAACTGGTCGACATCGTGCCATAGGCCGGGCGCGGGCAAGGCCAGAAATGGGTGAGATCGAGCGGCGGCTCTGACACTTCGAGCGCCACCGGCGCGCCGTCGGCGATCCAGACGGTATAGTTTTCCCTCTTGCACCAGATCTCCCAGACATGGGTCTTGCCCTCATTCTCGGCGCGCTCGGTCTGGTTGCTGCCCTTGTTGCTGCCGGCACCTTGCGCCTGGAGCGATGACATGGCGTCAGGGCCGAAGCGCTTCTCCAGCTCCTCGTCGGTCATCGGCACGCGGCGCGCCACCCATGTCACATCCTTCCAGCGCCGCGCCGGCGAGTGCAGGAAATCGGACCAGTGCACATAGTCGATGCACACACGCTCGTCGCTGATCACCTCGGGCGGGCCGCCATTCTCGCCCATGCCGCCGGGCAAACCGCCCGGGAAGCCGCTGGGGAGCCCATCAGGGAAGCCCCCATTCGCCGGCGCGTCGGAGGGTTGGACGCCCATGTCGAGCGGCTCGAAATCGGCCTCGTAGCGCAGCCACACCGTGCCGCGGGCGCAGAGCAGGAAATCGTCGCGCACCGCCCGCATGATGGAATCGATATCGGCTTCGTCGCCCATATAGGACAGGTTGCGTTCGACGAGTTCCGAGGCCATGCGCGCCACCGGCTGCGCATCCTTGAAGCGGCGCTCAACGACGGGCTGCGGCACCCGGGCATAGACGGCCGGTTGCAGCACCGAGGTGTTGGCCCAGAGCATCGGAAACCTTCGCTTGGCGGCATTCGTCTGGTCGGACTGCTGGTCGAGATAGATCTTCTCGATCTTGACGCAGCGGTCGTGCCAGGATTTGAAATAGCGCTGGGCGCGCTCGAGCTCCTGCTGCCACCGGGTGCCGACCTTTGCCAGGTCCCATTGCTGCCCGCCCTCCAAAGCCGTCGTTTCGTCTTCCATCAAACACGCTCGCTATATGCAGGGGTGGAATCGGCAAATTCGTTGAAGGTCATCGTCTGGAAGGTCGGCAGGCTCTTCACTTGCGGCTTCAACGGTTCAGGCGCCAATCCGGTAAAGATGATCGCCAGACTGCCGAAAGCGTCGGCACCGTGCGAAGCCCAGTTATGCAGAGGCTCGTCGCGGAAGACGCTCAGATCCTCGTCCCAGTCCTTGCGGTAGTTCCTGAGGCACTTGATGCCCTGGGCGCAGCCGGCCTGATCGAACTCGATTTTTGCCAAAATGCGCCTGGTGCCGTTGATCCGGTCATGAACATAGGCGCGCTCGATCTTGCGGACCGTGCCGAGGCCGCGGGCCTTGACCTCTCTCAGCATGACCTCGATGCGGGTCATGCCGCCGCGCGTCCATTCCCTGACCTTGATATCGTGCGGCATGTTGTGCACGCCGTAGACATAGCCATGCTCGGCACCGCGCCGCTCCAGCTCGTCGAGCATGCCGTCCATGCCGGTGCCGGTATGCTCGAAATAGCCGATCATCCTGACCCTGCCGGGCAGCACCTGAAATAGCCAGACGCTGTTGGTATCGTCCATGCCGATGTCGGAAATGGTATGGACGGGATAACCTTCCACATGCGGGAAGACCCCGATCCGCTCTTCGGCGTCGGCGACCGCCATCTGGTCTGCGTAATAGGCGCCCTCGACGCTCGCCTCGAAGGCTTCTGCCGGAGTCGAGGGGTATTCGCGCTTCATGTCGCCGAGCTGGGTTTCGGCTTTCTTGACGTACCAGGCCTTCTGCCGGTCCGTCAGCGCGATGCCCTGGTCGGCCAGGTTGCGGAAATACTTTGCGAAAGCATCGGTGATGATGACGCCTTGGGGCGCGATCGCATATTGCGGTTCCTTCCACCAGGGGAAGAAATGGAACTTGAAATCCAGTTCGGTGAGCTTTGCCGCCTGGCGCTGCTTGACCTGGCCATCTTCGCAGAGCGTGTAGAAATGCCCTTCCTGGCCTTCCGCCGTGCTTTCGACGAAGACCAGCTGGCCCGCCTGCACCGTATTCAGCGCGCCGGTGCGGACTTCCCTCGCCTTGTCGGGATATTTCGCGCAAAGCTTCCCATATTCGGAGATATGGAGATATTGCAGCGTACCAGAGCGCAGCGAGGTTCCGACGCGGATGCTCGAATTATTGCCAAGCAGCAGTTCGGTCTGGTTGGCTCTGACGACCGGCACGGCATTGCGGATACCAGCAGGCAGATTGTCATAGGGATACTTGATCTTATCCCGGAAGATCGTCTGCACATCGCCAAGCGTATGGGCGATGGTGCCGGCACGGATATCCCGGTTGAAGACGCAGGCATCGAGCATGAAGATCTGGATGAAGGTCGTGAGACCCAGCTGGCGGGCTTTCAGCAGCACATTCAAATAATGCATCTGCTCGAAAAACGTCATCTGCGTCCAGTTCATCTCGAACCTGACGCGTTTGCCCGATTTGTCGGTGATCCAATAGAGGTTGTTCAGACGCCAGCGCCAGTCGGAAAACTGGTCAACGGCCGTTTGGAAGTCCGCGCGTCTTGCCATTGATATCTTCCAGCAACTGCGAAACCTCGCCGGTCACGGCGCCATGGTCGGGCTCGACCTTGGAACCGTATTTCTTCGGCCTCAGCTTCTCGGCGACCCACTGGCGGGTGGCGATGCGGAGCTGCGAACGCCTTATGGCCTCGCCATTCTCCTGCCGGCCGGTGGTCTCGCCGCTCGCATTCTTCTTTTCGATCCAGTCGTCTGCGCGGTCATCGGCAATCTCGACCATCTCGTCGACAAAACCATCCGCCTGGATCTCGCGCGCCACGGCGTATTTGGCCCGAAAACCGGCCTTGTCCTCATCGGCGAGCCAGGACAGCACGCTCGACATGGCCGGCATCTCTTCATCCCGGCAGATCGACCGAAGACTTTCCCTGTCGGCGATGCGCTCGCAAATCCTGTCGGCAAGCGCCTGGGTGAACTTGATGGGTCTGCCCATGAGGCGCCGCTTCTGGAGGGTTCTAGAACAACGCGACGATATTGGAGGCCGTGGTCCCGGTCAGCGCCACGATGGCGGCGTGAACCGGCAGGATCGTCCCCGCCGGCACGCTTTTGAAGATGACCGGATCCATGTCCCGGCGCGGCGCAATAGCAACATCGCCCGCCGTGCCGATATAAAGCGCGCGCGCACCGACAATGGCAGTATCGTTCGGGGTCACCACTGCGGCCCGCGAGGCGGGAGCAATCGAAGGGTCCAT